CTTCCATATTGGATTCGGACCCATAGTTTGACCCTGGGCCAATAACCGGACCTCCAATACACTTCATTTTGCTTTCATCAAAATCCAGAGTTTCAACTATCTCAGTAGAGAAAGTTATAGTATCTGAAAACAGAGAAATCATAACATAACAGTCTCCAACGCCCTCAAAAAGGCCGCTGGTTGTATCGAAATACATGACTGGTGCTGAAGTAGGATCGGCATCAAGAACTTTTAACACGTAAGTAACCTGTGTAGTTCTCTGATAATCTGTTCCATTCTCATAAACAGTTTGGCATCTATGCTGCGCGACACTAGAATTATCTATGATATCGCGCGCCTCAAGGTTGGCACCAAGTAAACCTGGTGCTAGCCCAAGGCCTTCGTTTGGGGTTGTATCAGAATTAACCCAATAAACGTTAACTAGCCAACTCGTCCCAACTAACTTGGGGAATTCAATCCGCGTGGGTGACGGATGTATTTTGAACAAAGGAGATGAACCCACATGTAACCGATATGAATCGGCGTCGCCGGAACCAAATGGCAACAACATATCCACATCAAAGAAATCGCACGCCCAAGATAAAAAACGCTGCATAACCGGCAACGAATATAACCTCGGCTTCAAAAGTGCAATATCATAAGATATCCATAACTCTCCTATTTTCACCCCTGCTTTAGGGATGCCATCAGTGGCAATATAAACATTGCAAAGATCATACAATCTAGAATCGCCACTAGTATCACCAGGCAACGGACCCACATAAAGCAAAGAATTTACATTCTGAGCTCGAGCGCACTCTATGGGCATTATTAAAGAGGCGCTAGGCTTCGTAGAACCCGCATTCTCCATATTCTCCATCTCCACTTTTGTTTCCGGTGGGGATGCATTGACATTATATTCCGCTGCCATAATTATAGTACCCAAATTAAGGGTAGTCGACAAATCACTTGCCGTAGTTTTATAGACTAAAAGAATCCCTCTTACTTCATACTCTTGATAATTGCCCGCTATTGCAGCCAACCAGGGGAACAGAGTAGGGTTTGCTGGGTTCAACCGATGAGACTCAAGAGTAAAATCACTCGAGTCAGGAGTATCAGTTATCTCCCCAGAAACCAAATCTTTAAAATACTCACAATGAGCCACGAAAGTCTTCTCCCTAGACATTCCGTTCATCTTAGGAACCGTGCCCGAAGGGCCAATTGCCTGTTTTAGAACTCCCTCAGTATTCAGAGAATTCTTCTTGACCTTGTATTGTCCAAGGCCAAAGGCTCCAGAGATATTACCTCTGAAGTAATCACCCGGGTTACCCCAGGCTAAGTTTCCGGCTAGATTATAAGCACCATGGCCGTCGGCTCCCATTCCGACGGGAGGAGCTCGCTCGGGCCCGAAGACCCGAACCTTTTTACGCTTAGGAGCTGGTTTTTCAATAACAACAGTTGTTTCCTTAGCTCTTCGCCGTTCCCTTCTGTTTTTGCTTTGACGATTTCGTTTGCCCTTAGGCTTGCTTTTTCCGCCTCCAACGATGATAGTGTTTTTACTTCCAGACATGATCCGACACTTTTAAAACCTCCAGCCACCTTAGTGCCAGATTCCGTGCCCAGATAAAAATCCATAACTTCTTCGTAACTGGGTGCCCCATGTTGAACGAAGGACTGAATGATCGGATCCGAATCATCACAGTGTATTGACAAGTACCACTTAAGATACTCTGCATAAGTATTATATATCTCCTCACCATGTCCTGCAGTCATGATACAGAGAGACCAAACTCTCGATACACATGCCGCAGCGGCTTGCTTCTCAATCGTGTAAACAATTGAGGCTGATATTCTTCCAAGATTATATTTAGGTAACCAAAATCCCTTGTACCCTTTTGTAAACTGGAATCCCAAAAACTCCGCCCCTTCCAAAGAGGGCGAGATTCGAAATGGGTCTAGTTCATATCCAAACATCTTGAAAGTTTTCCTAATACTCCTTTCAACTCGATCATAATCCATGCCTTTGGGCTTATACAACCCGCAGACATTGTCATCTCCAAATAACTTGCAGAGACACTGATAGGCCAAATCATAATCTCCTTTGTATAGTCGAACTAACGCAAAGAAGATTATGAAAGAATGACCAATAATATTATCATTGGTAGTTGTTCCACTACCAGAGTTATTGCCAATATCTTTTTTCACTATTCTGCCATCAGGGAGTAAAATATACGACGAACACGTATTTTGACTCACCCAATGGGCAATGTACAAGTATTTCTCCTGTACATGAGCATTCCTCAAATCGTGGATAAGATCCATGAGTGGTAAAAGTCTGTCCCACCCCTTGACATCATATGTTACAATGATATCGAATTTCATTAATTCTCTAGCAAGACGGTCAACACCGCCCTGGTACGGATTAAATCCATACGCCGACCACCAAAAGTCTTTCATAAGTTCATTCTGCTGTCCGTGAATCATCTTGCAGTAAAACAAGAGTTCCAGAGGAGGTATAATAAAGGTGCGTACCTTGTCAGCGAGCAGATCATCAATATGATACCACTCAAGCTTATCAACAAGCCTCCAAACTGGTGGATATTTCTCAAAATTAGGTTGAG